TCAATTTTCAGCATCTCGTTTCTCCAAGTTGTTGCATAACCCGGCAGTCCACCTGACCTGCCGCGATAAGGCCGCGTCAGTCAGGTGACTTTTGCGTTATGCTCGATGTAGAGCACTCCGGCTGATGATTTCGCGCTGCCCGTTCTCGACGAACTCAACCAACGCAGAATTACATCGGCCCCTGTAAATTACCCGACAGAGCCTGTTGAAAAGCGTCTGCCGCTTAATGTTGTTTTTCCAGCAGTATCGGTACAGCGTGATCATAAAATTATCCCTTTATCTTTAGCCCGCAAGACTTGCACTGTTTATACGGGATGGGCTCAAAATCATGGTTATTGCATTGATCTGTTGCAACTTTACCTTGTAATCCCCTAATATAATTTTCAAAGTCTTTTGTGCCAGGAATCCCCGCAGCAGCGTGGGCCAGTTCTTCAACATTTTCGTCCGTCGTGTATGGCAACAAACGAGTAAAGCGCGTCACATCAGTCTTTTGCAGGGCTTCGTCGGTGATTAAATACTGGCCGAATTTGTCATAGACCCCTATCAAAGCAAATGCCCATGACCGTTTCATCCCGTGTTCCCGCTCAACATACTCGGCAAAGCTGTCTGCCGCAGTAGCCCACAACCGCCCGGAACTGATCGCCTGGAGCGCTCGGCCTATCACAAGGCACCCCTGGATTGCCTGCCCCTTCGCGGACATTATGTCGTTTTCCCACTCATCTAATCGCCTGACTACCTGCATTTTGACCTCCTTTAATCGATAATTCCCTGCCTTTGGCAAACTTGATGTAACGATGAGCTATCCAGCGGGAAACTTCATCCGTGACCGGCAGACGCGCCCCCCAGTTCATCCCGCTAGATGGATCACAACCGAACTTTGCTTTGTAGGAATACAAGCTCCATCCAAAACAACCCCCACGGCCTTGCTTCATGCCGTGATTCGCCGCATAGTGATTAAGTTGTGAAAGGAAATATTGTTTTTGCGCTACGGAGTATTCCTTCCGCGCCCTGCGCTGAACTGCCGTCAAGTCCCCTTCCGCCACTTCAATTTCTGGTTTACGCTCCGGCAACAATCCGCAGGCCGGGCAGCGATTCACACCAACAGGCTTTAGGTAAGCGCATGACGGGCATACTTTCGGTAGCTTGGGCTTGGGCGTTGATTCTGATTTTTTCTTTTTCCCGTCATCCAGAATATCAAATTGGAAGTCATCTGGAAAGCCAAGCCTTTCTGCGTTGCCGCCAAAATCTAAAATGACCGCTTGTTCTTTCCCTGGCGATAACCTTAACGCCCTGCCGGTGGCCTGTATCCATTTCGTTGGTGACTTCGTAGAAAGGGCGAAAGCGCAAACTTCCACGCCTGGATAATCAAAACCCGCGACGAGAATTTCAACACTACATAAAACCATCGTTTCTCCATACATAAACTCTTTTATTTTTACGTCACGCTCTGAACTCTCATAGGCATTGACCTGATCGGCCTTAATCCCTGCGGCGCAGAATTGCGCTGATAAATGCTTTCCGTGTGCAACATTGACACAAAATATAATTGTTTTCTTATTGGGGGTTAATTTTAGCCAAGTTTTAACAACATCCCCTACGATGTCGGCCTTATCAAACGTGGAACTTAGTGATGCCTCTGTGTACTCCCCCGCCACAACTTTTAATTTAGAAAGATCGGCAATCGTTGGCCCATAAATTATGTAAGGGCATAAATATCCTTCTGTAATTAATTGTTTCATGGGATAGGGTTGAATATGAGTTTCAAAGTGTTTCCCCAGCCCCTTAGTAAATGGGGTTGCAGACAAACCGATAATATACGAATCGGGATTATCTTTCATAATCTTTTTATGTGTTTCCGTTAATACATGGCATTCGTCTATAATTATCAAAGCGCATCCCCCCGGGCAGCCCCTTGTGCGGAGTGTTGCAACGCTACATACTTGCACTGGCTGGTCTATATTAAATCGCGGATTATTCGATTGAATCAGGCCAGCCGGTATTCCGTAACTGTGAAATAAATCCGTTGCTTGTTCGGCGAGAATAATCCTATGAACAATAAACAAAACTTTATTATTCTTCGCCAATGCTTGCTTAACAACTTGTGCTGCCAATACTGTCTTCCCAAAAGAACAGGCCGCCTGTAAAATCACTCTTTTGTGTTTTGACATTGCCATTTTTAATTCAACAATCGCTTGAGTTTGGAATGACTTAAGCTCTAAATCTTTAACTTTCATAACCGCTGGATAATATTTCATAAGCTAAGTGACGGTTGAAATGGCATTTCTAACCGCGATCCTTTCCTTTTATTTTCGACTGCCCACATCGGTTGCAGATTTTTCAAGTTCCATGCTCTTTTGAAATCCAAATCCTCGGTAGTTTCAAAATTATGAACCGCCAAGGGGATTTTGTGGTCAATGTGCCAATCGCCATAATTGGCCCAAGACATACCTTCAGTAAATTGCTCTTCAAGATGGCTCTGTAAATCATAAAGCGTATAACCAACCAGCAATTCCCAAGTTCTATTTCTCCTATTGCCTTGAAGATATCTTCGGGTAGCATTGCGCATACAAATATTTAATTTACCCTTCGGAGTTTGATATTTTTTTAAAAAAGCCTTTTTGTCAGTTGATTTCTTTTTTTCAGGATTTAATTTTACCCAATTTAAAATTAATTCCTTATGGTGTTCAAGATTATTCGTTCTCCATTTTTTATTGCCGAGGCTAACCTTCCCCTTGTTATTTTCCTTCCATTGCTTTGATTTTTCCATTATTCGGTTTTTATATTCTTGCGTACCATCTTGATAATATAATCTTCTACATAGTTTACATTGCCCCCAAGTAGATATAAAACCGCTTTTTCTTTTATATTTGCCAAATTCATCAATGGGCTTTATTTCCCCGCACTTTGTGCATTTTCTCATAAATATCGTTTCGCTGAATTTATTAGTCTTTCAACATCCCTACCCTCAAGTGGCGGCGTACAGGAGGCAGCGCATTTTCTGATTTCTGATTCCAAATAATCAACGGGCATCTTCCGTTTAATCACGCCACCAGCTACCCGCATGACATAACTTTCTCGTTCCCCCAGGTTCGCTCCATAACTTCCCCGCCATTCGCTCATATCAAAGGGCTTTCGTTCAAGTTTGTAGCGGGGCGCCGACCACATCGGAACTATCTGCGGCGGGAAAAGCTCTGTCAACTCCCTAAAGGTGTAAACGTAGCTGCTGCCGCTTCGGACTTTCGTCAAGAATGGCTCGCCCTTTCGATGGTAGAACCCGGGAACGCGCATCACCCTCGGTAAATCACAGACCGCAGGATCGCCACCCACCAGCCGGGCAATGTTTTTTTGCATCGGCGTAAAACCCTCTAGGGGCAAATCCTTAACAACCCAGTAGCAATGAAACCTATTCGGCGACGTTTCGACAATCAATGTCGGGTCCTTGTCCAGTGAACTGGACAGCGGAGCACCATCGAGATCAGCAAAGCAGGCCCTTACTCGGATGATGTTTTCCTTCTTTCGGCCCTTGCCATCGGTCTCGTTCACTGCCATGTAAATTCCCGCGCCATTTTCGTTTAACCGTTTCAGCCTATCAATCGAAGGGTCGTGGAGCACCATAGTAAGTTTTTTATTCTTGCCGGTGTCGTCAAAAGTTTGGAACGTCAATCTTCCTGTGAAAAGTTGCCAGAAATTTTCCATTTTCCCCTCGCGCGAATTAACCACTAATTAAACTATTACTACTTCTTTTCTTGATGAATTCTTTCTTCTTATGTCTGTATCTGTATCTTAGGAGGAGTTTGTCCCGACACTGTCGGGATTTTGTCCCGACTTCGAAGAATACTCATCCCGTATTTTCAATAGGTTAGGGATTTCGATTATGATAATGTTTTCATAACGTTTTACTTTTGTTTTCATTTTGTTTTCAGTTAGTTCTAAGAATGAAATGAGTTTCTTTTGCTTTAGTCCTAATAATGAGCACCAAGTTCCAATCGGATATTCGACGTGACACCGGTCTGAATTATCCATTTTTGAGGCCACGATTTCCAATAAACGGAACCATCTGCCATATCCGGCGAACCCCTCGATAGAGAGAAGATAATTTAGATTTTCCGATGATGCGCAATCCGTATGATGTTTAAACCACTTCAATCGCTTACCATATCAACCCAAAACAAAAGCCCCTGTGGGCAACCTGGAGCGCAAGTCTCCAGCACAGGGGGCTAATGTTTTGAGCAAAATTATAATTATTATGTGTGTTTGTCATGGAGTTGCCTTCCACCTTTCGTAGATACTATCCGCTCATTTTATGGCATTGTCAAGAGAAAACTTCGGGTCATAACCTTTCACCAGGCGCCAAAGCTCCAGTGCTTTAAGAAATATCTGCCGGCCAGTTTCCATCTTCTCAAGTGTCCACTTGTGCCCCTTAACAAGGCCGGGATGTGTTCGAGAGAAGAAGATATTGGCCGCCTCAGCCTTCGGCAGGTTTAGACCCATCTGGTAAGCTGCAAGCTGGTAATGCTGATCGTAGGCCAGAGTCTTTCCGTCAGTGAAATCCCCATCCTTCCCTTTGAAATCAATCGTGCATCCAGTAGAGGGAGAATGCAAATCCACCCTCCCGCCGAACCCCAAGGGATGAGCAAAACCCGCTTCCGCAATCCAGTCTGTCACGCCAGGGAATAGACGCTTAATTTCTGCATCTACCCCCTTGCAATGCTCAGTATATTTAGCGGGATAAACTTCACCCTTAAAGTATTGCTCAAGTGCATCGTGGACGGCGGTGCCCTCCTTGGCAGCATCGCTCGCACTCTTAAAGCCATCTTCTCTTAATCGTTTCAGAAACAACGAATCAGGTTCTTCCGGCAGACGCTCAAGCGTCAATGCTGCCAGGATCATTTGATCCTGTTTCCACTTTTCAAGTGCTGGCTTAGCAATAACTTGCAAGACGGTGGTCACTGACGGTACGAGGTTTAGTCCTCGATCCCATTGGATGTTGATGTTTCTCGGCGTTCCGTCCTTGGCCGGGACGGAATGACACGCCGAACCGTCCTGTTTGTACCAATGCCCCGATGCTTCGGGCATTTCTTTTTTTGGTGCCGAAAGAATAAACGGATTCATCAGAAGGGCACCTCGGAGTCGTCTGGATTATTTGCCAGCGAATCGGGGAATTGTTCCTGCGCCGGCGGCACGATCCCCTCGGCCGCTTTCATTTCTGCTGATTCAGAAATGATCTTCGCAATCCACTTTGGCGTTGTTTCGGGTGGCGCCCCCTGGTCCAGAGTGTAAACTATTAAAGGGTTCTCCGCTGCGAGTTTATTGATTCCTTTATATAGCGGCAAAATCGCAGAGATGTTGGCATATGTTTTGTCGCCATTTACTTTGTGGAGAACTTGCAGCATACAATTCAAACCGACGAGCTTGGAAATATCAAATCCAGAGAGTTCTTCCTGGGTGAAAGCTCTGCCACGCCAGGTCTCTAAATCTTTCCGAAGATTTGCTTTTTCCCCCAGGCTAAGGGTGTATTGTTTACTGATCGCCCTAGGTAGGGTCAATGTTTGCCCATCTTTTACGATCTCAATGCGCCTGTCGGGGAGTTCCCAGATAATGACGCACTTCCGTGAGGACTTGTCGTAAACAGGGCTATATTGTGTGCCTAAGTCATAAATCGCATAACAAATAGCCTGATGTACTCCGGCATCAACCGGCTCAATTGCCTCCCCACCCTCTTTCGCTATCAAAGAACCAATCATTTTACTTCCTCCTTTTGTTAGTCCAGTTAACTGGACGGGTTAATCTTCCTCCCGGATTGGGATACATAGCCAATACTCATGCCGCTCGTTTTCCCGGTTACACGGGGCCTCCCGGTCGATGTCCCATGTCGTCTGCGCTTCGATCACGGGATAATCCCCTTGCTCGAAGCCGTAGCTTGTAAACATCTTGCCTTTGTCTGGATCGCCCGATCGTTCTCCGTCCGGGGCGCTGTAGCTGCCAAATACCCGCAGCTCGGGGTGCCTCGCCCGAATCACCGCCCATACTTCCGGGCTTGTTGGTATTCGCTTATAATCTCTCACTCTGTCCTCCCCAATTCTTCCTCTCCTTCCAGCGCCTCTCGCGCAAACTCCCGTAGGCAATCGGAACAGGTAAGATTGTTCTTAACACAATTTCCCTCCAGCCCATGCGGGGGGCAACCACCACCGGCTATAAACTCCAGGGCGGCGATTAGTTTGTCAATCCGTTCCATTGGTGCCTCCTTAAATGAGGTCAGATATTTCTATCTGATATTTTGCCACAATCTTTTTTAGGTCGTTAATGTCCCACGTGTCTGCCTTTAACCAGTTGCGTATTGTCTCGTCTGATACACCAAGCAACCCGGCCAGATCAACATCACTAACCTTACGTAATGCCTTAAATGCCTTGATTTTCTCAGAAGTATTAAGGCCCTCAAATAATCCGCTCATGTTCGATCTCCTTTCTTTTTGCCTCATTATACGCTTAAAATATACCAAGTCAACTATTTTCTTTGGCCTATAGCAATAATACTTGACAAACCCTTTTTCTTTTGCTAAGGTGCAATTAAACAAGGAGGGACTATGAAGCCGAAAAACGAGTTGGTAGAAGCAATCAGGCGCCACGAACGAGACGCGCAACTTCTGCTTTACCTCAAATGTGTCCTGGCGATCGTGGGCCTTGCAGTGATTGTTCTGTTGCTTCGGGCCGCGTTCTTGGCCCCCGCGCCGATTGACCTCCCTGATCCAGATGCGGTGAAAAGGGAGGTCTTCAACCGCTTGGATGCACGGGGACTGAGCCGGAAGACAACGGTTATGATCGAGGGGGGAAGCTATAAGTTTGAATGGAAAGGGAGGTTTTATAGATTATGAGCCAGCAATCTGAGTGGGAAAATCTAAAAGAGCGGGAGAATCAGGCATCGATTGACCGCCAGTTCTATGACGAAGAAGAACCATACTGGCCAGATAACGAACTGCCGGGCATGTGGGAGAACGCTGACTTTATGGGTGGGGCTGTTTCCGCTCGCCTCGATTGACTGGTTAGATGGAGTAATTAAAAATGCAAAGAATACTTGTGCCATTATACACACTAATATTTTGGAATAGATTGTTAAATGGAGATAAATCACCATACCGCCGATCCTCTATTATTAAGGTGAAAGGCTGGCGCACAATATTGGTTGGCAGTCCATTTGCGAGAGAAACAATAACACCACTGTTCAAATTATGGAAGTGGTACATCTAACGCTAAAGGTCAGCGGCAGGCGCTTTTGCCTGTCCGCTGTAGTGACTGGTTATGGAGGTAACGCTCAAGCTAAGCGGCGTGGCGGTCGTTTGCCACGTCCGTCTTGAGCGCTTTGTTAGCAGGTTTTATAGGAGGAATATGATACCGACAGAGACATGGGTTTTACCAAGGCCGCGTAAGAACAGATACCCAGGAGGATTTCCACTTCACTTTGAAAAGAAATTATGGAAACTTCTCGGCTGCCCCACAATGGTGTTGCATCCCTTTGGAGGAGCGGCGGAGATAGGAGACAGGGTAGATATAAACCCAGAAACGAATCCCAAGTGGATCGGAGACGCACACAAACTTGATATGATCCCAGACCAAAGTTATGACCTTGTAATTCTCGATCCACCCTATGACAATGAACAGGCTGCCAAACTATATAAAACACCAAAGTTGCATTATGGGAAATATGTATCTGAGGCGATGAGAGTTTGTAAGATTGGAGGCAAGGTTGCCATATATCATTGGGTATGGACTCCGAGACCGAAGAATGGAAAGTATTGTAACCGTATCGTAATCTTGACAAGGGTATGGCACAGACCAAGGGTTTGTAATGTTTATTTACGTGAAAGCTAACGTAGAGATAACCCGCCGGCCACCGACCAGGCGGTAAAGTGACAGGCGTGGTTCCGGTCGGGGTTGATTGATTTGTTATACGGATTATTAGGACATGAAGGAGAAAGATGCCTGACCAGCAACCCCACTGTGTAGGGGATATATACGGCCAATGTTGTACCGCTATGGTGGCGGAAGTCGGAAAGACGCTGACATTGGTGGGTCTCGATACCCTTAAAATCATGCACGGATGTCCTTTTTATTTATTGTTGTATAACGCTTGACTTGAGCGGCGGGGGTTTTATCCCGTCCGCGCGTAGCGAGGATCGGCTGGAATGACTGGTTGGGCGTAACTTTTGGAGGAAACATTCAGCCGCCCGGCCACTGATTATGCTATTTGCACAGAGCGTGTTCCGGGTCGGCTGGATTAACAGGTTATATTTAATATTTAAGGAGTTTACAATGGCTAAAATATTCGACATAGTGATCTGCCCCGTTTGCAAAGGTGAAAAATTAGTTGATAGTGGCCAGGTAATGAAAGATGCAAAAATCTATATTACTAAAAAGCAATGCCCAAAATGCAAGGGGCACGGAAGAGTCGGAGTAGAGCGAATATAACGTTTGAATTCAGCGGCTACGCGCGTTTCTTGCGCGGAGTCCGCTGGAATGATGGGTTGGCCGGCACCGTGCCGCCAGCACCGACTTTTGAGACAGGAGATAGTGATGACGATCAAATTCACCGAAGGCGAGATAAAGGCGCTCGAAGGCCACCCGGACGCACTGCGCGCACTGGCGGACTGGCACAGCGTGAAGGAAACGGAAGCCGACGCAATAGGCGGGCCGGAGATGGCGGACTGCGTAAGCCACCATGCGGCGCGCTACGACGAACTGCGCGCAGAGGCCACCAAGATCGAGGCGGACTACTGACATGGTAGTGACGGCCAACGACGAAATCAGCGGGGAGCGTAGCGAATCCGCTGTATTGATTTGTTATTTTCGCCATGAGGAATATATGACAAATTACAAAATAACTCAATTAGTTAAAACTGCATACAAAAACAGATCAGAAATAATTTACGAAATTAGTAATGAGAGATATGCGCGTACTGAGTTTGAAAGATTAAAAAAAGATTTTCCCGCTGAGCACTTTGAATTGTTTAAAGCTGTGTACGATGAAGAGTGCTTAGACTGGACTGGAAAATAACGTCTGAATTGAGGCGAGCGGCGCAAAAGACTTGGTGAGGAAAGAAGCGGCTTTTACGCTTCGCCTCGAATGATTGGTTGGGCGTTTGCCCGGAGAGGAACCGAATGACAAAAGAACTACCCCCGCCAGTGACGCGGAAAAGCTCGAAAGATGACCTTTGGGAAGAACTGGAGTGCGCCCGAGCCGAAATTGACCAACAGCAGCATGTGCTCAATGACTGGCGTGACCGTGTAGCGAAATCTGAGGCCGAAGTTGGTGGCCTGCGCTACCAGATCAGCGTGATTCGCGCTGTGCTGGCTGGGGATGTTCCACGGTGACACCCAACAGCGCAATAGATGGAATAATTCCACTTATTGAGATAAGGGGGGGGATAAGGCGGAATTGTCAGCCCCCTTATCGCTTCATCTGTAACGGATCCTGGCGCACCATTAGTTGTAAGAGAAGCGCGGGGGCTTAGATTATTTGTTTGCCCGACACTCTTTCAGTGCCTTCAACAGCAGTTCATTATCCTGATAGAGCCGGTCAACCACCTGCTTGCTGATTGTCACCGTCTCCTGCCCGTCGATCACCACGTAGCGCGGACTGCACCCGGTCATGCTGTTCAGCAATAGCAGCAGCAACGCGGTCAGAATCCCCACCCTCCAGGCCGTTACGCATCTCTTGGACATGCCTATCCACATCAGCGTCCTCCCGTCTTGCTCTACCCTCTGCGCTATTGCGGAAGGCCAGGTAGTGGGCTATCAGTGACAGGATCGCCACAGATAGCCCGATGATTGCTTCTACCATACCACAGCGTCCTTAGTGACCAATCGCATAATAACACCAAGCACCTGCGTGATTATGCCTGAGTACAACGCCCACTGCGCGTCACCCAGAATACCCGTCCCGATGAGAACCGAGCCAACCAGACCTAAAAACTGAACCCACACACTCTTTGATGCCCAAACTTTCTTTTCCATTTTATTCCTCCTTATTCGGTTAGTAGTTTAATCACCCTCACCGTAAGAATAGTGATTCCCATCTGCTCTTTTAAAGCGTCCACCCCAGGTGCATTTAGGATCAAGACTTTCCCAGTACTCTCCAAGGGGTTTATGTGCCTCGGTTGTTTGAAGCCACACGCCATCTTTAAAGAGATTCAAATCTATGGCCAGGCGTGAGTAATGAAAACTACCCGCGATATGTCCTGTCTTAGCCCACGCATCGCCGAAGGTTAGTTCATATCCAGATATATACGCGAACTGTATCAGTTTGCTTATGAGATTAGTGAATACTCTCTGGTCATTCCCTATTGACATCTTCTACCCCCTTGTCCTTTATTCCTTTGAATCGCTCTATCCATTGGTGCTTACAGCCTTCTTCGTAGCACTCATAGGCAATGAAGTACATGCCTATGTTGTAGCCTATTTTATCACTCTGGCAGCGGCGACATTTATACTCCATCACTTCACCATTTCCATTGACCAAGGTTTGTAAATAATATCTTTAATGCTCCCAGCGTTATCACTCCCAAGAGCAGACCGACTACGTACGTCTTTACCGTACCCCAGTTGACTCGGCTCTTGAGCGCTTCGGCCTTGCTGTCTTCCTGTATCTTTAAAGCTGCTGCGGTAGCTGAGGCCATCCCCTTTCGGTTGGCTTCATCTATGTGGATTTCCTCAAATAATTTTGCACAGGATAGCCGATGATTGTTGAATTCAACGTTAAAGGTATCTATCCTGCTATGTACCCCATGAAAGCCATCGTTCATCGCGTTTAAAAGTGTTTCGTATTCTGTCGCCACATCGTCCTCCTCAAATCAAGATGTTAAATCAACTTTTAATTCCCAAACCTTAATGGTGTTTCTGAAGCCGCTCTTGCCTCGACTTCGTAGTCAATATTCTTATAACCCTTCGTTGCCCACTGCTCCTTGTGTTTATCCTCGTGCCATTTCCAGCGGTCGCTGACATTGGCGGCAGGACACGAGTAATATGTTGTCTGGCCTATGGTGACGGCGTAGTCCTTCCCTTTTGGAGCGAAGATGAGCTTGAATAATCTCCCTAGCCAGTGGTTATATTTGTTCATTGTGGCTCCTTTTAGGTTTGGAACGCTGCCATGTTCTTTGTCATGTTCTCATCATGGATTTTTTGCAGCCATTCTTTCATAAATTCATTCCCTAATTTATGGAAACCGTAAGTGCAACCGTACTGTTATAAAAGTAGAATGAAAAAACCGTGTCTGGATCGGTTGACTGAATTGTGAACGACATAGAACCGCTACCTTTTGTAACGGATGCCCCTATCACTACGTTCCCGGAATTTGCTCTGGCTGATTCTACAACAGAATAATATGTATTTACGCCAAAATAACCACCGGCGCTGAACTTCAACACCCCAGTCCCAGTCCCAGCATTTCCATAGAAACCAAACCCTATTTCAAGATATCCGCTTGCATCGGAGGGATCAATGGTAATCGTCTTTGTTGTGTTTGCCAAGCCAGCTAACGAACCAGCACCTGAGTATCCTGAGTTTATGCTTGTCGCCGTGGCCACTCCAAGGGAAGGTGTTGTAAACATTGGACTCGCCTTCGGTGCCTTTGAACTCATCGCCACGGCTTCGTCAAGGGAGGTGTCCTGGGTAACTGTTAGTGTCTTGCCATCAGTCCCGGTTAGTGTTATTGATGCAAGATAGGTAAAAACCTTTCCCGCAACACTTTTTAGAGTATCGTAATATCCTATCTGCGCCGCCACTTCAATCCTCCTTTTATTTAGGTGTAACAACCACTGATAAAGTTCCTGAAGCAAGATCAACTGCTCCGCCTGTGTTGTTGCTCAAAGTAGCCGTAACAGTATTCGTAGCCTTAACGGTGGCCGACAAGGTAAGTCCTGCAAGATCAAGGGAAAATGAACCCTTTACAAAATCTCCAAGGAGCGCACCCGTTACTGTGACATCTGTACTTTCCCTGGCCCCATTTGCGATGCTCGCCGGGTCCCAGGTAGCATAGGCTGAAATTGATGTCTTAATTATATCGTTAAGATGATTTGACTCTGCTGTTCCAGAGTAGGCGGTTGTTACACCTGCGCCCATTATATTGTGGGCTATCGTATTATTTATTACTGCATTTGTAGGCCCCCAAGATATGCCGGTAGTTACGTTTGATATTGTATTGAGTGACACATTGCATTTTTCTATTGAATTTGCTGCAGTATATAAATGTATCCCAGTAACGGTGTTGTCTATTTTATTCCCGACAATCACGCAGTTCTTTACAGACGCAGTCCCTGCAACAACTCTTATCCCTGCAATGGTCGCATCATCAAGCGTATTCCCGATGATAGTAAGCCCTAAAAGGTTGCCCTCTACCCTTATGCTTTCATAATAATTCCTGATTGTGTTGCCTGTGATTGTCGTATTATCATTGCCATCAACACCTATTGTTATTCCGTATCTTGCAGATACCGGCGTTGCATGACCGAAAAGTACATTACCGGATATTGTTACATCAGTTGCTTTCCCTACGCTAATTCCGCCTTCTACACTTTTAAAGGTATTCCCTGTTATAGCAACACTGTTTATTGTAGAGCCGCCTGTTGCATTTACAGCTAAATCGCCAGTCGCGTTACCATAGAACTGATTGCCAGATATAACAATATCCCTAATAAGCGCACCCGTCCCTGGTTCAATATCAATCCCTTGCTGTGGTGATGTCCCTGCCGTGTTTATAAAGCGGCTGTTTGTAATCTTCCACCCGATGCCACCCTGAATAGCCATGCCATTACGATAAAAGCTGTCGAAAGTACTGTTATCAATAACACCGTTGGTTACGATTGTGGTGGCACTTGCATTCCCATCGTTAAGAATCCCCTCATACTGCTTAAACCCCGCATAAAGATATACGTCTCTGAGTGTAAAATTATAACTGTCAAGCCCTGCCACGGTTCTCCCTACTCCGATCATAGGGGCTGCACTTACTGATGTAAGTCCGCTACTATCAAGGCGTATGTTATGTATAAACCAGTTGTTCTTATCCTCAAATGCAATAAGATTTGGCCCTACTGCTGCGCCTGCAAGGTAGATACCGGATGTGTTGCTACCAGTTCCAACAATACCAATACCCGACTTCCCGGTAAGCTCCGCATTAGTTGCCATTACTCGGGTAATTTTTACAATACTGCCTACAGGAGTTGCATTTATTGCTGATTGGATAGCAGTTGTCCAGGTCCCTGTTCCGCTGTACCACCATTCCGGGAATACCTCTTTAACTTGACCCGACAATGTTACAGCGCCAAGGGTTGAATCAAATATCTGGTATAGGCCATTGTCCAAGTTTGGAATGTTCAAGGTGAAAGCTCCGCTCAACTTTACCCCCGGTACGATCTTAAACGTCACATTGGTATAGGATGACCAATCAGCGTTGGAGGAGATTACCCAGGTGCCTGGACGGAGGAGAAGCGTGACTTTATTCGTCGTGCCTATTGCGGTAAGGGCGGCTTCGATGGTGGCTTGGGTGAAGGTGTAAGGGCTATATTGCAAAGCATCAATGTCGTCTGAAGGACTAAATTCAAAATATAGATTGTCCCTGGTATAGATGGTAGTCCCGGCAGCGTTCTTTATCAGCACCTTGTAAAGTCCACTTGCGTATATCTGCGCCGTCCCGTTAGCGTCAAGAGTATATGGGTTAGCGGCGGGTGTTGCCTGATCTCTGTCCGTCCAGATCGTCTTTAGGGTTGTTGTCCCGGCTGCGTAGAAAGTAACCGTCCCGCTTGCCAGACTTCCCGTCGAGTTCCGAACCTGTGAAAGTAGAAAGTCTACTTGTTGCGCTTTGGGGGCCGCCCAAGCAGCGGAAGAAACAAACATTAAAAACAATAACGTGAATACAACAATCCTTCTCTTCAACATCCCATCCTCCTTTTGTTTATTCCTTACCCATAAACCAATTCCAAAACTACATTCTTTGCCGACCCCAGTCGGTTTTTAATCACGCAGGGGCTGGCAACCGAAGTACCGAGGCAAAACTTTGTGTCCGTGTCCGCGTTGACAACAACGGAGGCTGTCGCGTTTATAAGCGAAACTGTACCGTCGGAGGCGATAGTGAAGTCTGCTTCTTCTTCGTTTGCTCCAATAACAACCGACCCTCTGCCCCCGTTGGCTATGACGGGAAGGCTGAAGGTTGCATCATCTGCGAGACTGGCGGAGTAAAAATAGACCGTTGCCCCATTTACGGATTGCACTGCGTAGGGATTGTTGGCATCATCATAAATATCACCCATTGCTTTGTCCTCCTGTTATTGCAGCTTTAGGACAGCCGTACCGCTGCCGTAAACAGTGCATTTCCGCGGTACCAACATCCTTCGCCGACATCTATTTTTTGCTCAACACCCGCAGTATAGGAAATCACTGTATTCCATCCCGCGTCTGCTGATTCGGGATAGGCAGCGGGATTATCTTGAAGGATTCGTTGAATGGCGATAGTCGCGCTAAAGGTGCCCGAAAGTGAAAATGCCAATGATCTACCCCAGGGGAGGAATACTGGATCGCTTGTCTGATTTGCTCCTGTGAATGATTTAGATACCATTTTAGCACCCCTTCTTCTTCATATTTTTGGGCATGCCCTTTTTCGGCATGTCTTTCTTGGATACTTTCTTGGTGGTTTTGGTCTTTTTCATTGTGGGCCTCCTTTATTCTTCGTTTTATTGGATTGTGACTTCTCCCGTTGTTTTACCTTCCAGAAGCCCCATTGATATAAGTCTGGCTGTGAGTCTTTTATTCACCACGGTGGGAGATAGCCCCCGGCGAAAAAGTAACAAGTCCTTCGCTAATTCTGGATCGTACATCGCCCGTCTTAATAATGTCATTACTTCTAGCTCTGTCATGCCATTTAGGACGGAAAGTGCTTTCTGCCCGGCCCGGACAATAAACGATCCTGCCGGCCCCATCTTTAACCCCGGCATCCCAATTACCTTCGAAAGTATGTCCGTCGCGGTTACTGCCTGCTCAGCGGTGTTACTTCCCCCCCCAAGCGGCGAAGGGATAGACCGATAAGACACCTCGATAGCTTTTTGCACATTCCTTAAAGCCATATATTCTTTAGACTTTTCGCCATAGAGAACTTTCATGGCGGGGTCATACTTATTGATAATATCTTGGATTTTCGTATTACTCATAATCTTCCCGCCAGTTAAGGCATCTGCTGTATTTTGCGAGGTTTGTTCGATGAAGTCCTTAAAGCCAATTTTTAGCCCTCGGATCGCGTCGGGGTTACCCTTCATCTGGTTAACTAACTGCCGCATTATCTCGCCGGTGTTTTTGGCACTTACACCACCGCCCCCGCCCATTGCTGCGGAGATTGCCTTCGCTGGGTCAGCGTTAAGCATTTTGGCTGCTACTGTTTTACCAAAGGCATCTTCGGCCTGCTTTGCGGCTTCAAGTGTCGCTTGGGCTTTTGATATCGATTCATACTTCCCCGTAAGCCCGTATTTGTCTAAAGCAATTCGATTCCTAGATAGCCACCTATTAAAAGCAGTCGGGGCTATTTCACCCGTTGTGGGGTTGACCGCCGCCGATTCCATATTATGGGCAATGAACCCATCCATGCTTTCCGCCGCTGTTTGTTTGCTTCCTAATGCCTTGATAAGCTGATCGGCATTGTCGGGTTTTAGAAACTTTTCTGCTATAAGCGCATCCGGGACGGCCCTGTTGTTTGGGCTATTTCCGCTTCTCAGAATATCCCTTACAGCCCCTCTGTCAAAGCGTCCAAATTTCTGATCTCGGCTAAAGTTCTTCGCTGTTTTAATCTGTTCAGCTACATTTCCGGGGTGTTGTGCATTGTCAAGCATGTCTTGTATTTGTTTTTTCTTCCCCTCAAGAACGGAAATCGCTTCTTGAGAAGTATTCGGTTTTAATGGGGGTTCTCCGCCCACATGTTGTTTGTATGCCCTGGCGATCTTGTCCTCAAAGCCCGCTGCGGTTTCTCCTTTTAATTGGATATAGTTATTTGATGGTACATTCTTCGCCTTTAACGCCGCCGAAGCTGCCCCAACATCAACGGGAGGGGGAGTACTTTTAATAGACGCGATACTGGTATCCAGGCGCGTTAGGTCATTTTGTAGTTTGGAAGGATATATGACTTCTCCGCCGTGCATCATTATATCGCCTTTGTCGGTTGCTGTCCCAAGGGACTCAATGTCGGCCCGTATTCCGTCTTTCACTTGTTTTAAAAAGTGACGTTCTGTGTTTGTTGCGCTCTGGCTATTTACGGCGCTGTCTATCTCAAGTTCTACCCTCCGTAACCCTTGAACTGTCCGAGGGGTCTTTTTGAATATCGCGTTAATCTTTTTAAGAATTGGCTCGGCGGTCGAGGGAGTCTTTAGCGCCGCGTCGAATGCTTGCACGGTATTGTCTGCCGGGATCGGAAGGTTCTCCACCTGGCTCCAAAGCCGTTTTTCTTCTTCCAAGACGGGTTGCATTGATTCCTTTATTTTCTCAAAAACACCCTTCCCCGCTGATTGTGGCGTAGTAGATGAAAGGTTGGAAAGTTTGGTGTTGGCAACTGTTTTGGCCAGAGCTGTTGAGCTTTCAACCCCCGCCTTATTCTTGTTGATCTGTGCGATTGCGTCATCTATCGTCTGCCCACCGGGGAAGTTGTTTTTAAGATAATTTGATAATGCCTCCCTGTTGGCTTGCCTATGTGTTACTTCGACTCCCATTCCTCCCGGTTGTCTTGCAAGCCCCTGTTGTAACCTTATTAAGTCTGGATCGGCAGTCATCTCGGCATACGAGGGTTTATACCCGGGAATGTCGGCGGCTAGTTTTTCGGCGGTCGAAGTGTTTACTGGTGCTTTACTGGTGTTGGTTTGAAGTATTTGTTTCGCCCGCATTAGGATATCTTCACCCGAAACTACCACGCCCGTTCGTCCTAACCCCTTGGCCCACTTATATGCAAAGTTAATCGCGTTAGATGCAGCTTCGCCACCGCCTTGAAGCAAGGCGCCTATGTTAAAATCTTTTCCAGTCTGGGCTGTGCGCTCAAGAAAAGAAGGTACCTGTTTGTCCCCTGCCAGTTCATCCAGATAATCAGCGGCTAACTTTCCGGCAGCATACCCCAAACCTCCGGCTGCGATAGAGGGTGCGGGGTTGCCTGTTATAATATCAACTGGGGCTGCCAACAGCGCCCCGACAGTCGCTCCGCCGGCTTCGAGGGCTAATCTACGGGCAGGCGACGAGGCTCGCGGGAAAGTGTCATACCTTTTATCCATTGCCGCCCATTCTGCGCTTGGAGAGACTTTAACGGAAGGCGTCGCCACTTGTGCCCCTGTATTCGGGAAAAAGCTGTTTACGGTATCTTCGGGGGAAACAGAAGCGGTTGGAGGGGCAGGAACAAAGCCCGTACTGTCCAAGTAATAACCCCTTACCCCTTGGGGATTTGTTACCTTCTGCATTGAAGTTGCAGGGACAAACCCCGTTGTTTCATCGTAAAACCCTTTTTCCCCGGCATCGTTAGTTACGGCTTGCATATTTACCACCCCGCCTTAAAGCCCTGTGGAAGGATAACGGCCTTCGTTGAGGGGGAGGGCGGCCCCGCCCGCCGCGCTTTCGTTTCCGCTATTTGCTCTTTGACGGAATCCATCCGCATAAGTCCGGCGTTTTTTGTCTCTTCAAGTAAGGAAATCATGTCTTTTATCGAAAGGTTCTTGTCGTGGATTTTCTCCCATTTCTGTTGAGCGCCGACGCTTAATTCAGAAATGCTTGCCGCTGATCCGGTTGCCAACTTCCCAATCTCGTTTTCTATTTCCGTCAAATACATATCATATTTAGCCTGCTGTGCGCTCCCGGCTATCCGTCCACGGGCGAGTCGCAGCGGAATGTTTAGCAGCCTCGTATCAAAGGTTTTGAGTTCATCTGAAAGTTTCTTTACTTGGTCAATCTGCTTGCCCATATTCTTGACAAAAGACCCCATCTGCCCCATCTGCTTCTCTTGCATTGAGACGGTGGCTTGATAAGCGGCGTTTTCTGCCTTCTGCGCCCTAGGGTCTAGCCCGGCGTTTATTTCTACTGCCCGTTTAAATACCTTGGGGGCCAAACTGCCACGCTTTGTAATGTCGGCAGCGTCTATCTTGCCAGCGGCGAAGAGTTGCGCCATTGCTTCGACTTCATCCGCGCCGGGTGCCACATTAACCGTAGTTTTTCCTATACGGGCCAATCTACCGCGCTGCGCCTCTACGTCAGGCGGAAGGAGGTCGGATTTAGGGGGAGGGGTAAGTGACCATCCGCTTTCGGGGGTGTATCCGCCAGTTTTCGAGACGGGGACAGACTTGGTTGTTCCACCTGGGCCATAGACTGTAACTAAAGAATAATCGGCAGCCGTTGGTTGTGATTTCAGGGACATATTTTTTACGAAATCAGCAAAATCCGGGTCTTTGCCTATTGCGGCTTTCAGATATTCTGTTTTCGTTGCGTCATCGAATGGGGCCTTGCTTAGGTGTTCAAGTACCGCACTATAGCGAGTAATCTTTTCCGCTTGCCGCTTTTGCGTTTCTGCCTCCATCTCCGCTTTCAGTTTTACGCCCAAGGCCGATTGCAGGTCAGGCTGCCCAGTAGCTCCCATCAAGGCATTTTGTTCCGCCATAGACTTGTCAATCCCCATTTGAGAGAGGGTATTCTGCAGCCCCTGACTTTTGGCTGTCATGGCATCCTGCAACGCTTGCCGTTCCATCTGCTGGCGATATTGAAGTGCCTGCGCGAGAGTTCCGAGCCCCCTATTCATCCCCTCCGTGGGGTCAACCAGGCCATAATTTATAGGCATTAGAATTTACCTCCACCCATCAGATAAAGGCTGGCCAGGTTTGTCGCACCCTGTCCTAGACCGGAATAAAGACTTGCCTGGTTCCTCCCGCTTGCCATTGCTGCATTGCCCAGGTTCTCCCCAGCGTTGATATTGATGTTGGCCCCCTGGTTCGCGTAGTTTTGACCGAGGCCAGTCATGGTGTTGCTTGTGCCTCTTGCCATATCTACCAGTCCCGAAAGCCTTCCGATCTGCTTATCGTAATCGTTTGCGTAAATCTCTGACGAAAGCTGCCCCATTTTATACGGAGCAAGACCGCTACCGGCCAAGCCGCGTGCCCCCAGGCCCCTCATTAAGTCCCTGCCGCCATACTCTAAGGCGTATTTGGCTACGGGAGACTCTCGGTAATCATACGAGACCCCGTTTGAAGGCTGACCAGTAACCGCTGAGGTTAAAAGGTCAGGCACCTTCCCGCCCACAACGGGATCGTAAAAGGGTTTGTTGAGGTCGATCCCCTTTTCGTACATATATTTTTGCAGTTCTAACGCCGAAGCCGAAGCCGCCGCTGAAGCCGCCGAAGCGTCCTCAATCGCATCGGACTGCTTATTGGCTCCGTAGATTGATGCTCCTGCGTTTATTAAACCTAACGCTGGTAAGGCATATCCGCTCATGGCTCCTCCTGCTGCGGGGGCTAGTGATGCAGCCCCCATTATTCCTGCCGCTGGCAACATCGAAAGAGATGGGGTTATCCCTGGCATTGCCGATATTGGCGTGATTCCCAAGGGGCTACCTGTGGCGGCTGGTGCTAATAGGCTTGGTCCCGAAGGAGCCAAAAGGCTTTCTCCACCAGTCTGCACCGCTTGCCCCGCTGCCATATTGCCCGCTAAACTTCCCAAGCTTTCCCCGCCTGGTGCAAGGGCACTGCTTGCCGGCGGAAGAAAGCTGCTTCCCGCAGTTCCAAGGTTTGGAGATGATGCTGCTGTAACGCCACTAAAGCCATTGCCGAGAGTTCCCGCCGCACTCCCCGCTGCCATGTTTGCCAAGCCGACTCCGGGGCCATAAATTTTTGCCATGTTTATGCCGAAGTTTGTTGCAGCCTGCGATGGGGTATAGGGCCTGGTTCCATACCCTATTTCCATTCCCCCGGTATCCGGGTTGTAGGAATTTGTCTGCCACCTTGCACCAGTATCGCTGAAACTCAACGGTTCTTGTTGCATATTGCCTAGCTGAAGGGTCTGCATCTGCGTCAGGCCGCCATAGATCGGCCTATCGTCATTGTCAAGGCCCACGATCTGAGCATTCGGAGCTACCCTTTGGATTTCTTCCAAAGACAACCGCATTGGCTTTGAAAGTCTGTCAGCCTTTAGTTTGTCTGAAAGCTGCGCCCAATAGTCCTTGTTTGAAATCATTTGCTCCCAGGGAAGACTTGCATCATATCCCATGTTTACCCCCTAACTGTGCCATAATTCATAATCAGCTTAGCCCCACTTCGCCTTCTGCCGTCAGAGTCAGAGATAACGTCGTACCAGACCCACCAACCAGAAAATCGGCCGCGTCAAGTCTTGCCTGTCCGTACCAATCAATGTAAGAATTTGCTGGTACGCTTACCGCCGTACCAATAAATTCCGTACCCGCCGCATTCCCCCCCGTAGCTCCCAACCATAAAGAGAAGGTCGCCGCCGTAGCAGTTTTGTTGGAAATTCTTATATGCCGAAGAATGATAAAACTTGCTGTCGGCGTGTAGCCAGTACCAGCCCCGGCAGCGGCCGGATTAAGAATGTTTGTGGTTAATGAGGTTGTCAGTGCCACCGGGCCTACGCGAAGTATTCTATTTTGTGCCATTTTTATTCTCCTTTATCCGTAAGAAAGTATAATCATTACATTTACCGATACGCCGCCACCGAGGTTGTTCTTTATGACAACCGGGTTTGCAGATACTGCCGCCCCTAAGCTTATCTTCCCGGCGGTTGCTGCATTTACTTCGATGTTTGCCGATCCTCTAATAATCTGCACGGCTCCCGTTGAACCATATTCAAATTCTGCACTTTCGGAGATAACTCCTGTTGATGCGTGGGCACAATGAATGAATCCATGAGCGGGGTAGTTTGCGGTGATCGTCGGGAGGGTTACTGTCGCTGTATCAGCAAGCGGCCCACGATAGCGATACCGGCTCGTGTATTTAGCAAGCACCTCTATGTCGATACCCGGAGGAAACATAAAATCTTCCGAATAAGCATCCTCACCATCTTGGCCTGGAGCGCCCATCCTCCCGTCTGCCCCGTTGTCGCCTTTTATGGGCGGATATGAATAACCGTCCTCACCGTCCAACCCATCAAACCCTTTTGGTCCCGATTCTCCCCTGGGACCTATCGGCCCTTGAATCGGAGGATAGGTGTATCCGTCCTCCCCATCCAACCCATCCCTGCCGGGGATAACAAAAAGGTTGCGTTCTTTAATTGTGCCGAGCATCCGGTAAACTATCTGCAACCAGCGGTCAAACTCACGCCAGTCATATCCCAACTCCGGGGATAATATCCGGGGCGGAAAGGGCAGTGAGTTGTTTAGGTTTGCAATCATCAGTTACCCAGCTTTTTCAGTTCTATGTCCAAATCTGCCAATATTAGTTTAGTGGCATCGGAAAAGACAATCGACATCTGTCTGGAACGAAACATCCCCAGCCCGTTAATTCTTCGGTAAAAGTCATATTTCCCGGTTAACCCAAGGCTGATCTGCCGTTCATTCTTCCAGACCGGAGACCCGTTGTCACGGTATTTTAGCGTTACAAGGGGCGCGGTCGTTGTCACGAGTGTCGCCGTGCCGCGTTTCATGTGCAACCTGACCATAGACATTGCCTTATTATTGGAAGTGCCACCATCTAACCACCCCGTTTGCCATTCTGTTCTGATAAGTGACCCGTCATCGTCGGTCGCCGTCTGATCTACTTCGTATATTTTACCATCTAACCGGGACTGGCAAAGATGTTTGCCCCACGACTTCGCATAGATGAAATTCCGGCCCAAGAAAGCGTTTCTGCTTGCGCCGGTTAAATCCCAAAGACTCCAGATGTACCATTCCTTTAATTTGATATTATAGGCGTAGGTTACATTTTCCGTGGGTAAAGTAAGGACATAGAAAGACTGCCCCCATGCGCTTATCACATCGCCAATGGCGTCACTGAGGGTAGTATGAAGGTCAAGTAGTTTTTCAATGTCTAAAGATATAATTATCGGTTCGTTAGCCTGAAGTCTGACGACTGCCGGTTTCCCGTCCACGACACAAAGCGCAAAGAGGGTGTTGTCTGCTTTTCTTACCGAGTAAGGAGCAATTAGACCCGCTTCAAGTAAACCGCCTAGCCTTGGCTGTAAGGGGGGCGTCCCACCCGTTGTCTGCCATATCTCGCGGCCCTGCTGTCCCCATACGGCCACGTCATCCCATGCCTGATATAGGCCCAATATGTTGTCTCCACGGGAGTCGGATGTTAACGGGTTCTCAGTGGCAGCCCAATAGGTGGGTGAAAACTCTCCGGTTGTTGGATCAACATCGGTAAAATAGAACCTGGCAGTATCTGTTTCATTGGCAAGAAATCGGAGGCCGTTATAAACGACATGGGTGCAGATCTGCGGTGCCGGTGAAGCCGCTTGCGTGAAGTTACCGCTGGTTGAGTAATTCAGTTTCCCGCCGTTACAAGCGTAGAGGAATGCCGAATTATCTACCTTCTGGCCATCTGCAAATACTGTAGGCGTACCGGTAAGGAAGTCCCCGCCGGTCAACTCAGTAAATGCGCCACCGGAACTGGTTATTGCAAAACAACGCCCCCCGGAGATAGCCAACACCTTGTCAAGTTTATCCCACCAGAAAAGACCGTCGCCCGGATTGTTCGTCGCTAAATCACAAAAAGGCTTTAAGCCGAATCTACTGTTAACCGAATCAAACTCATCCCGGTATCCGTCATAAATAGCGTCGGACATAATCTGCTTCGAGACAGAATCGACATTCCAGTAAGGCTTCGTAGGTTTCAAAATCATGACAATTATCCTTCGGTAATGTTGAAATTGCTCTTATATTGCGTACCAGGCACCCCAGCGAAGGTTGCTTGCGGGACTGGTTGAGTCGTCAGGTTATTGTAGGTATCATTTGCCAGTCTGATAATGTCCGCCCTGGGCGCCACGCCATAATCAGAAGCAATGCGCATCGCTCCGTTCCACTTTATAAACTCCAGATATTCGGGAGGCAAGTCAACCGGATCATCGGTCAATGTCAGCGCCGTTAGAGGCCGCAGGCAGTCGAGTGACAAGGTGTAAGCATAATCAGGTTTAAGATCAAAATAAACAGTTCCTAATGAGTAAGCCGGGTTATAGTAAACAAGCGACGGCCTACCGCTATTTGTTTTGACGGCGATTCGATTATATGTGTCACGGTCGATTACCCGAAGAGTTCTATCAACCAACCCGCTGTCTCTCGTAAATCCGCCAATGATCTTGTTTGGCCGGGTGACATTGAAATTGCCGCCTGTCCCTATGGTGTAGGAATTTTGCCCGGATACCATAGTGAGACTATTTGACACGATATGGTAAATTACCAACCCCGCAGCGGCTACCGTATCCAGCATCATATTAACTGACTCAAGGGCGTCGTCGTACTGCTCAGGCTCGGGTTCGTTACCAATATCCACGATACCGATTGCCTTCATCATTGAACGTAACAATCTCATTGAAGTCATATCATACTCCCTGTGGTTGCCAGATAGGACGTGTGCCTAGTTTATACTCTCTTGTGTAAATCTCCATTTTGGAACTCCGTTCGTGATTCTTTTTTAAATCCTCCGTAACTGCAATCGTCGCCCAATCGTCGGGATATTGGATCATTGCCTCCAATAGTCCGTCTGAAAAGTTTAACAATATTCCCGGATGGTTTCTTATCTCTTCTGAAAGGTATTGAGTTTGCAAAACCATAGAAGCATTGGTGATATAGTCAATGCCATTGGCTCTGACAATTATCATGTTATCAAAAGCTACTTTCTGCTCGCCGGTTACATGGGTGAAGTTAAGGAATGACCCCTCACAGCCAAAATACGCAACCGTCCCATACCCCATTTTGACGAATAAGTTAGCCGCACGGCATACCGCAGTCGGCCCCCCGCCTATCCCATTCTCTTGGTCGCATTCAAACATATTGAAAACGCGGATTTGCTCTTTCTGAAACTGGTTGAACTGCCTGCGATGCACAAACGTCGCGAATACCGCCCCCTTTACCAAATCACCAGTCTTAAACTCGCGGCGGCTGGCGTCTATTGCGTACATATAGCAAGGGATCCCATTATCGGATAAATAACCGGCGGTATCATTAACGGCATAAATATCGCCTGGCCATTTTCGGAGAATATCTAATCTCAGGGGAAGTCCGGGGCCGCCACCACAAACCGCCACAGGAGGTAGAATTTCTTCACTCCATCGGACTTTTGGATATTTCTGCGCCTTCCGGTGGTTTATAGCCAGTTGCTCAATATCGGTGTTGCACTGAGCAACCATGTTTATTCTATACGGGGTCATGCACACACCGTCCTATTGACCATGCCACGCGCGACGTTGCGCCGATTCTCTATGGCTGGCCGTTTCTTACCGGCAATAAAACTGCCGATACTCTTTTCAAGATTTGGGAAAACCTGATAGATCGCTTTCGATAACCTGCATGTGTTGATAATCGCTTTCTGCTTCAAGCCCTGGCCGGGATACATCGTTTCCAGATTGTGCCTGCCGATCTCATAAGAAACCTCAGACATCTTGGCAACAAACTCAGGGCTATACTTGAAAAAGAACTCCTCCTGAATATAGGTGTCATCGTACATATATCTTTGAGAAAGGGTGCTGACAGCGTAGGGATTCTCTGCATTCTGGTAGAGAGAGACGCCGCAGTCCTGATACCTGGGATTCAGCCAGTAATCCTTGAAACCTCCCTGAAGGACATACTGCTGATAAATCTCCGTCCCAGGGAAGGGAACAATCGAACCGGAACCGTTAAACATATGGGTCACATCCCAAAGCTCATATATCATGTTTAACGTGTTCTGAAGGCTCTCCACCGTCTCCCAGGGGAACCCGAACATCAGGTTCACCCCAACTTGCAAACCGGCTGCGTGGGCTGTCTTACAAGCCGAGATGTTCTTTTCTACCGTCGTTCCCTTGCAGGTTCTTTTTAGAGTTTCGGGATCGCCGCTTTCAATGCCAAATATGACCATATAGCAACCGGCATCTTTCATCATCGAAGCCATTTCCTTTGTCATCATGTCGGCGCGTGTCCATGCCTGCCAGGTAACTTTCGGGGTAATTTTCTTTATCCCGTCGCAGAACTCGGCAACGTGCCTCTTGTTCATCGTGAAACAGTCGTCGGCTACAACGAACTGACGCACGCCGTAATTATCAACACGGTTTTGAATGTCTGCCATTACCTGGGGGATGGGGTTAAACGTCGTCTTTTGGCCATAGACCTGATAATCACAGAAGGTACACTTTCCGGGGCAACCTCTACTTGTATAAATCCGGTGGATTCCCTTCAATAGTCCGTCGCCTTCAAGCCGGAACCGCTCAATATCAAACGGGCTGAAATCAGGATCGGGCAAAGTTGAAAGGTCTTTTATCCGAGGACGCGGTTCATTCCGCACGATATTCCCATCAGTTCCACGATAGGTAATGCCGAGAATGTCCTTAAGGTCTTTGCCTTGAAGGTATTCCCTTAATGTTTCTTCGCCTTCATTTCTGACGACAATATCAACGCCATGTTCGATCGCTTCTCGATCGCAGGTCGTAACGTGCGTTCCTCCGGCGATGACAAGAATCCCCTCTTTCTTCAGTCGCTTTACAAGGTCGTAAACCTTTAATATCTGCATGGTGAGCATGGAGATACCAACGATGTCCGGTTGATATTCTCGCGCTACTTCCATGAAGTAGTCATTGCTCAGTGGCTGCTTGAACGTGCTTTCTTCGATCCTGACTTCATAGCCGTTTTCTTTGAATATCGCCGCTATCATAGCAAGCGAATGGGGCATCTCAGACATCGAACTCGGATAGAGAAGAAGTGCCTTACGCATGAATCTCCTCCTGATTTGAAGTGATTTGACCTACTTTGCGGGTAGGGTTGTTGGCGTAAAGCAATACTTCAGGGTTGTAGTTCGTCTGGTCACAATGTCGGCAGATGTAGTCGTTAAACATTCCGGTTTGGTGCGCCAGCCGAAGCGCCTTGTAAGCCGCCCCCTTGTAAACCTCTTCAATGGTCTGGTGGTTCAGGTCGCCCAGGACAATCTGACGGTGAATGTCCCAACAGCAGGGGCTTACCTGTCCGCTGGCATGGACATACATCGGCCCGTTTTCTGGTCTGCCGCAGGTTGTCTGCCTTGTGCTGTCAATTTTTCGGTAATCCCTTCCCTGTACCCAATTATGAGGCTCCCAAACGAAAACCTCATCAAGTTTTGGCTCCCACATTTCTATCCAATCATTCTTTTCATGCTTGTTTAAATCAGTCTGGACGAAAAGACCGATAGTGTAGGGATGCCCATTCTTGTACTGCAAGAATCCAAGGATGTTTTTCATTGAGTCAAAGTGCTTGACTTTGCCCCGGTGAAAAGCTTCATAGGTTTTCTGAGTATGCCCGTAAATGCTTAACTTTAAAATATCAATGTACTTTATGACGTTGGCCCACTTGTCAGGCGTCATGTGAAAGGCTGTAGTCGAGACGAATATCTTCGCCTTTGGCAACTTCTCCCGGATAAAAGCAAACCGGTCAAAGAGGTTCTTGTCAAGAAAGCACTCACCAAAACCGCAGGTGTCCACGGATTCCAATTCATACTGAGCAGCGTCGTCAATAATCTTCTTGAACAAGCCCATGTCCATCGCCTGTAACTTCTGTGTGAATTTCTCACGGGGGCAGATAACACAATGAGCATCACATATGTTGGTGGTTTCTATAATGATCTGTTTATTCCGTAACTCCATTCTCCGTCCTTTCTAGTGGTGTTACCCATTCCGCTGCTATGTATTTTCGTTCTATGTATTCTTTTAGTCCCCTGGCGATGGCTTTGTACTCGCGCCAACTTTCCGTCTCCTGTGATGGGGATTCTATTACCATATGTGAACCATCCGCGTTAAAATGGCAGGTGGCTACACTGTCTTGCGTACAGGAATCAAACGAGATAAATCTTATTTGCGAGCAGCCAAGCAATTCCGCAATCATTACCGCAGTTATTGAAGACGGGGTATTCCATGCGGCATTGAAATCCAACACATTGTCGAAAACGTAGCGCGGTTTATAATCCTTGTGCCTACCCGCGACTTCTCGTTCATGCACCAGCAGCGTTGCAGAAACCGGCGGGGCGATGGGTGCATGCTCCGGCGGGTCATAATCCTTTTGCAATGAATAAATCTTATTTTCCAACCCTAATTTTTCCACCGGGATAATAGACTCGCTGATTGCGATTACCGGGCCAGGGCCAAAATCTTCTTTCTTCAAATTAACAAGACTCGGCCCCTTACCGACGATCCATGCGGTCTCGCCGTGATGTTTGTATCTTAATCTTTCAATGCAGTACGGGTAATCAGGGCCTCCGGGGCGCCTGCGAATGCTGGTATTGTAGTTTCCTTCATACCCTCTGACTCCGTAATGCGTAAGCGTGATGTCTGGACTAAGGTATATTTTCCCACCCTGCTCTATGTACTTGCGTTGAAAATATATATCTTCACCCATCCTCTGCCCATCGGGAGCTATTTCACATCTGAAAGCCTCCAAAACCGGGCCGTCCATTTCGTAGGTATTCAGGACCGGTCTGGTTCGTTCAAACGCCTTTCGACTGTAAATAATGAACCCACCCGGCAAGGACAGAACATTAAACACAATGGCCCCGCTCGATGTATTGCCAACGTATTCAGAATCCTCCAGGACTGGCGTTACCGCGTATGTGTTCCAGTCACCCTTACAAAGATAAGCGCCACCCACCACCTCCGCACCAGCCATTGCAGCTTTTAAAAGTCTGCCGAAGCCTTCCACTTCCCAGCCAAGGTCGGAATCAATAATCATTAAATGCGTATGATGACTCTTGAGGAACTTATTAACCAGTGCGTTTTTCGCTCTGTCAACGTAGGAATCGCCGCTGATCTCAACATATGAATATTTCACGCCCGCTTCCTGTAATACCCGTAAGGAACTCATAAGGCTCGTAATGTAGGGGCTGTATGCCTTGACTTCATAAAAAGCGCTTGCGATAAGAATCGAAAAATCCTTCATATCAACCCTTCTGTTGTGTATGGAGGGGGTTTTAAGGCCCCCCCATACAGTTAAATTACGTTGTAATCAACCCAAAGGCAACCAACTTAGCCCTGATCTCGTTCACCAGGTCTTTCATCGCTTCTGCGTTCACGCTCGATGCGAACCCCCACGGTACGGCGGTTGTCATAAGCGTTGTCGTCAGCGCCACATTGCTAAACGACGGCTTTACAATCGGAGCCGTGAGCCCATAAAACCCGATTTTCTCATCAGAACGCCCGAAATTGGTTCCGTCTTCATTCCCGTTTCCGACATAATCTACTGCCATTTTAATACCTCCTTTAAAAGTGGGCGGCTGTTACACCGCCCACACTACTGTTAAGCAGCCGACGAAATCCTGCAAGCCCAACCCGGATAGATGGTCTTCTGGCCAAACAGAACGTCGATACGGCAGGGGAAACGATCATTGACAATATCAAAGTTTCTGACCACCCGGAGCGAGATGCCGTCAAAAACCTCCCTGGCCGCAAAATCTACACCCTTCGGCAATTCAAGATCGGCGCTGACAAAGGTAAACGCATCTTTGTGAAAGACCAAGTTCTGCCGGAACGCGGTATTTGATGTGCCGACGCCACCCGATGTAAGGAAAACGACCGTTGCCGTCGTGGAGCTGGTGCTGACAACGCAGTTTTGCTTGGCGCCGGACTTGTAGGGAGTGGGGCTGACAGCTACTGTCCACGTTGAAGCAGCGGTTGCTACCTGGGCAGCCGTGATTGACCACTGCTTTAGATTGCCCATAGTGACTTTGGTTTCCGGGTTCACATCATAGACACCAGCAATGGTGAAGATGTCGCCGGCAGACTTCGTGTCGCTTGCGGTTACTGCTGACAGAACGATAGTCGCTGTGCCATTAGTAATAGACCCGGTATCGGTCGTTTCACCAGTAGTAATAACGCCGACAGTATGAACCGGCGTCATTTCGGATTCGTAGAACTTGAACCCATAGACCTGGCCCAAAAGCCCGGTGTCGTACTGCTTGGAAATCTCCGCGGCTGGGTTGAAGATGTTATAGCCTGCCGTAATGATGCTGTTTGCGGCCAGCGCATCAACCATTGCCATCCGGTCAGAAGCCGGAGCCAAGTTCTGCGAAAGCTTGGCACGGGCGGCAAGCAGGACAGCCAACGTCGGGGCCGTGCTGTAATCGGTCGCGCTCGTGTGGACGTGGTTAGCAACATCTGGATAGCAAGCCGCAATAACGGTCTTGTCCACTTCAGCGGCCAGCCTTGACATTGCCGGGTTGAGTATCCGGTCTGCGAAATCATCCAGGGAAAGGGTAAGTTCCGCAGAACTGAAATTGATGTCAACGCCTCTCTGGGTCGCCAGCGTCAAGGTCTGTGTCGTTTCCGTCACATCCTGGGTATCCATGATGGCTCCACTACGGACAGTGAACTGATTCGGCTCCCGAATAAGCAAGGTTCCGCCGTTCTTGGCGCCTGACCTTGCGAACCGGTCATCATACTGTTTGTTAATCATCTTGGTGAAGACAAGATTATTGTGCAAACCTTTATATTCAAATGAGTTCGTTACTCTCACCCCGCCTTTCGGCTGCTGCATATTTCTATGCAGAGTAGACTATATCACCACCCACGAGGGGTGCGCTGCGCTTCGAGTCACTTGACTCTACTCCCATGACGGGATAGTCGTTACAGGTTACACTATGAGGGCAAACTCCGTTGTTTTTAACCTTACCCCATTGGCAGTTCCAACAAAGAACTTGAAACCCCTCTGGAAAGTTATTTTTAATTAACCATCTATAAAATCTGGTGCCGCCAGTTTTTATTCCTGTTGATCTTCTGTGTTCAGCACCATCATTATTTATATGGTCGATAGTTAAAAACATCTCTTCTGCCTCTCCACAACAAGCACACTGGTATCCATAAGCATCGTAAACAGCGTCTTTAAGTTTTTTATTCGCAATTCTGACTTTTTTAGCCATCTTAGCGTTAAACTCAACACGCTCATTCTCACTCATGGAATCTATTTTGTCATGCCAACGATTCTTCATCTTTTCCCTGTATCTGTTCCCTTCTTTGGCACGCCATTCCCTGTTGTAGATATTGTAGCAAGACCTACATCTAAACTGCATGGATAATTTACCATTGCTTTTTATCCGATATGGCAAGTAATCGCTTAATGGTTTGGTTATCCCGCATTTAGTGCATTCCCTCACAGTGTCTTCCTTCGGTATTACCATATAGATACATCTCCTTGCAGTGATTAGTTATTGTGTAAGTATCACTTTTATGGTTATTATGCAAGAAGTTATTTATCATATCTACTTAGGCTTCCACCGAGTTCACAGCGTTCTTCGACATACATTGCTGTATGAAGCGACCTTTATTTGATCGCCAGGGCTTTCCTGGTGATATCGCCTGAGCTTAAAGTTTTTATGGTATTAGCCATTGTAAATTACCTCCTGAAAGTTAGCCAGTTCTGGCTTTGAGTTTATCTAAGGTTCTTTTTTTATCCCATGCCATCCACTCAGCGGTTGACATTTTCTCCGGGTCTACTTCAGTGGGTGCGGAGCCGCCGCCTAACTTATTCGGCAACGGTTCAGGGGCCTGGGATTCTCTTTTAATCGGGGTTGCGCCGCTTATCATGTCGTACTGTTTTTTAATCAGCTTCATGGTATTCAGGGCAGCGTTTTCGCCGACTATCCGTGGGTCGGTCATCCTTCCTAAATCTTCGTAGGTGTATCCCAACGCTTCAATTGCGAACTTTTCCAGAGCGGGTTTCACGGTTAGAAAATCAGGAATTGCGGCGGTTATTTTCCCGGCGTACTCATTCTGCCGGGCCATCGTCCTTGTCGCCGTCTTTTCTTTCAACTCGATTTTCATGTCGCGTAACTGCTCTATCTGCAATCCGTTCCCATAAGGGTCTTCGTTTTGCAGTCTCGCAATTTCGTTGTTGATGTAAGAAATTGTCCCTGCCGGGTTTTCCTCGTAGTAGTCCTCCATCGACTTAACCGGCGCTGCCCCCTGGGGCCTTGCGGCAAGTTTTGCCTCCGCTTCCTGACGTTTGCGGCGTTCATCTTCCAACGCTGCAAGCGGGACGGTCTTCGGAATGACAACTTCTTCAATTACTTCTTCAACTACTTCATCAACAACTGGCTCTACCGGCGGCGCAGATACTTCATCGCCCGTGGGTTCACCAACTACGATCTCACTGTTCTCTTCCATGATTCTCCTTCTCGCCCGTAAAGTCGGCGGCACTCATTACGCGCCCGTTGTCCCCGGCGGCGGGAAGTTATTGCATCTGTGGCGGAACCATTCCACCCATTAATTCAGGTGGTAAGTTTCCTTCCATTTTTGGAGGGGTGCCAAGTGAAGGTGAGGGGGTGCCTTGTCCTCCACCTGGGGGTTGCCCCTGCATTTCTAGCGCCTGGCTTAGTGCTTCCATTTCTAGTCGATACTGCTCCTGCTGTTCACCCACCTCGGCGGCAGATGCTTTGGCGAGGTTCAGGAGTATCTCGCTTCCTGTTTTCGTCTTGCCGATCCGCAGGGCCTCTATTTCTTCTTCTAATTTCTGAATCTGCAACTGTTGTTCGGGATCGGGGCCGTTATCCTTTGGAGCAAGCCGCTCGGCTATTTTCTCGGAACCCGGCCAATCCATGTTTTTGATGACTAGATCGCCTATTACACTCATAAGCTGCGGTACGGACTGAATGAGCTTCATCATGCTTTCGGCGGCCTGCATCCTCTGGGTTGTGTATGAAGGCCCAACAGTGATCGCTATGTCGTACTTCCCAGCAGTGATGTCGTTAATAAGCGTCTGTGACCCATCTGGATTGACCACTATCTTATTGATAGGGACAATTCCGTGGCTGTCATCCTCGCCCAATGTTCTGATTGTGCGTTCTGTATCGTAAATGCGGGGAACCAGATCGACAAGTATTTTGCCCGTGAATGTTATTGCCCTGCCGTAGTTGTCGATAAACTCAAACATCCCAACATCTGATTCGCGTTGCCGGGCAAAGATGGCCACACCTGACCGCTCGTTTGAAGACTGCCCTAATGCCGCGTCATAAATACCGATGGTGTCCTTCATATCAGACGTGGCTTGCTGCGCCATTTGAACGAAAACCGTATTGACCGTCGCTCCTTGTTCCCGTTGAGGAGCGCCTCCTGTGTTGGGATCGGGGTTGTAAAGCACATAGGGGAATGGATAATTATTAAGCTGATTCCACTGTGACTCATGCCCCTTTATCTGCGCCGGGGTGACTTTATACGGAACCTTCGGCTGTAGTGCCGCCATTTCCATGTTTTGCGAAACGGTATAATTATATACCTTTTGGGCGTCTTTGGCGTCTCTAATGAGTGATTTGTAATATGTCTTGCCCTCGATTGTCCAAGTGTCGCCATAGACCGGCACAAGGGGAATATACTTACCAGCCCAATCCTTCGGGCCTTCTAAAATCTTGTGGCCTGTAACCAGGCACCACTTTACTTGCTTTGCCTTAACTTTCCGTTCTTTCAGTATCGGGTACGGCTGGCCCTGAATCATTAAAGATTTGCCCTTCCCATCGGGGCTAGGGATGATGTGCTCGTTTTTGACCTTTGAGCTGTCGATAGTTGACCCATCCTGGAGCTTGTAAAGCGTCTTTTCGACAATTTCCTTGTAATAGTATTCCGCAACCCTGATTGTGTCGTCAAGGAGCCATCCGTCAAGGTTTTCACCCGTCCCCTGCTCTGTCCAGCCAGTTATTTCGTCTTTCGGGAATAACTGCTCGAACTTCGACTTACTCATGGTTTCCGTAACGAAGCACCATTCCAGCCCGCCACGATAGACATCATGGACGGTTTCCGGGTCAGGATACACGCAAAACTGGTTCAAGATGCCTTCAATCATAATATCCTGGTCGAAAGTATCATCTTCGGCATATTTTGTTTCAACACGCCACCAGCCCGGATACCCCCCCGCCACCGCATGCTTAAATGCGTTGTCATAGGCGATTGAAGCGTAACTATTGTACTGGATGTTGCGAATATGACCTTCGATTATCTTGGCCATCGTTGGATCAGAGCTACTATCAACTGGCCTTACCTTAATATCGGGCCTGTTCTGGCGTTGATCGCCCGTCACCTGCCGCACGAACTTAGGCAACTTGTTAATTGTGAGTCTCGGACGGCCAGCCCTTGCGGTTATTGCCTCTTTATCCCACTGCTCGTCACCGCCGAGGACAAATTTCAGGTCTTCGATTGCCAGATTTCTATTTCCTACACTTTCGGACATCGAAATCTTGAACCGTTCCCGCAACGTTGCCAGGAAATCTTCGTCTTTTATCTTCTTGTCTTTTATCATTAAGCCGCCATCCAGTTACTTGTTAAAAACTTGCTTGGGTCAAAGGGTTTAGATACCGCATGCTGCTCATAGCCTACCGCAAAAGTGATAAACGCCGTCGAAGCATGACTGCACCAGTTATGGAGGTACCGCTGTTTCAATACCTTCTTGTCTTCATCAAATTCTGCCTGAAAATACTCCAAAGCGTTTATCCCTCGTGCGCACTTTTCCTTATCAAACCAACAACTCGACAAAACATTACGCACCGCAGGGACCTGAACCTGCATGAAAACATCCATGTTCCTCATTCGGTTCACTACCAACACCGGCCTGATTCCTATCCGTTCAGCCATCTCCTTCTTGGACATCGCCAACTCCGAATTGGTCAATTCCCGCTGGTTCGCGTCGTGCGGCATGTGATGGTTGCCGTAAATATAAGGCTTCTCTTTCAGTACCTTCGCGTAATGCTCCAGACCCATCCCAGTGTTTTCATAGTAATCAATAAAGTGATACGACTTCCCATTCTCCTGCATGAACCAAATCGTCGTAGAATCATCAACGCCCAAATCCCAAAAGGTGTGAACCTCCTGCCCGGTCTGGTGCGGTACGTTTGTTATCCGCTTATCAGCACGAGCCTCCCTGATCTGCTTGCCAAAGTATGCCCCCATAATGGCGCCTTCAAAAGAGCACATGTACTCCTGTTGATAAAGAGCCTCCCCCAGGTCGTCGCCCCATATTGCAACCAACTCAGTACGAATCCCAGAGAGCTGCTCCTTCGTAAATACAGGAGTCTGGTCAGCCTTCGTAACCTCCGCAAACCACTTCGGGTCTTGCATCCCATGATCCAACATCGTCTTCGCATGGTTGTTGCCACGGCTCGTCGTTATAAATAAAGCAAAACCGTTGTTCTCCTCCAAAATGGGCATAATGTACGGCCAACATAACGGATCGGCCAACGCCCACTCCGAAGCAATTATCCCTATCGGCGGCGAACCAACCAAAGCATTGAAATTGTCACTCCCTACCAACTGCCACGAGGCGCCGTTCTTGAAACCAATAAACATGTCGTTCTCGCGGGTCTTCTCCCGTATCTCCAAAGGAAAGGCCTCATCTATCCTACGCTTCCCAGACCGAGGATTCACCGCATCCCATACCGACTTCCTACACTGTGCATACATCGGTAACATGTGCCAGTAATTCCCCACACGCTGCACCACCTGTGTCGCTGTGAAATGTAACGCGACATCATCCTTACCTATTCAGCCCCAGCGCCTATGCGCGATTTCAATGGCGCGTTTCCCGCCGCCTTCCAGGTATAACCATAAGGGCATTTGATCTTCTCTCGGTACCCAGTTGTTTGGAATACGAATCTTGTTGTTCTTCCCTACATAGCCTTGTTTTCGCATAGATGCTGAGTTGACTTCACCTCCCTTTTTATTCGATTCCTTACCCTCTACAAAATCCCGCCGTATTACAGGAAACAGGTTCAACAAACCTAATTTCCGATTTCCCACATACCCCCCACCTCTTTAGAACTGCTTGCTCTGTGGGTATGGTGGTCCCTCTTTTTACACCAACCCCGGCATCTGGTTGACCCTCATGCCCCCGGCCTCATCCCGGCAGGTGCTGGCTCGGTATCCAGGGCGTGAGAGTTGATAGAGTTATCAACAGTCTTATCAACAGCGTGTGGATTTGAGTTATCAACCGGTTTTGTGTTTGTGCTGATGACCATTCCGCCAGCCCCTCGTAACTACCCGATATTATTGCTACGTCCTATAAGTGTACATATGTAAACTTGTGGCACAAGGCATTGACATCATTGCCTTATTTACTTTTTGCTCCCTTTTTGATGCCTGTTGATAACTTTTTGGGCGCGAATGACACAACCTCAACGGCCATAGTGCCGGAGACACTGACGTTTTGTTCCTGTTTGTCGGTCCAGCCGGCGTTCTTGAGCCAGAATATCGGCCCTGCCACTTGGTTGCCCAGGAGCCGCTGTTCCATGTGATCGGAGAGGCGCCGCTTGGCTTTTTTTATAGTACCGCTGAACGCATCCTTGCGCTCATAATTCCAGATTGTATCGATATCGCAATCAAGCGCCAGTGCCATGCCAGAGATTGTTAGGGGTGTGTCAGATGCTTCTCGATCTGAGAAGTACCTATCTATGAGTATTTGGAGTTGTTCTGGTGATTTCCACAATGGGGGATGTCCGGTTTTGACTTTTGGCTTGAGTTTATTTAGGGCGGCTTGGTTGATTGGCATTTTAGCAGCTCCTAAACGCTGGCGTCTTGTTCCCGTTTTTGGCATGGATTAGGCGCGCTATGGCCTGGACCTGGGGTATTGTGATGTCTGGGCGGATAAATATGCCGTCGGGCGTCCAGGCTGTTATGCCTAGGTCTCGGCGCATATCTAGATGGAGATCGGCGTCGAGGCGCACTAATCCAGTTGACTGGACTGGCACTCGGCAGGGTTGGCTGGGTGTTACATTTTGGGTGTTACATTTTGGGGGTGTTACAACTGATATTTGGCTGGGTGTTACATTTTGTCGGCGTGTCCGCTGATACTCTGCCATCTCTGTCGCGGTGCGCTGTTTCATCGGCCGGCCCTCAGGTTATAGCTATTTATACGCCTGTTGTTTGCTGATTGCAAGTGTTTTTTTATCCAATTATCAGCCTGTGGTTTTCACGGGGCCCGTGATTTTCCCGCCAGCTATAAGTTGTTGATTACATACAGGATTGTGGCCCTTTGGGTGTTTTTTGGGGCCGCGGATTTCACAGATTTGGGATTTTTCCCGACTGTAAGTGGTTGATTTTATTGATGCCGGAGCTTGGCACGGATTATGCTGTATATTGGGTGAGCGCGGCGGGACATGATATATTCTACATTGATAAAACGGCTGACCATTACGAGAGCCGCTATAGTAGCGATGCAGAATTAGCGGCCAACGCGAGATTGATCGCCGCCGCTCCCGAACTATTGGAGGCTTGCCGGGCGATTGCGGCCCTCGCCGATGGCCAGGGGAGGATGAATATGCTGGAGGTGGCCGGCATGGCACGTCAGGCCACAGCTAGGGCGGAGACGGAAAGGTGTGATGAATATGAATGAGCAGGAATTGGAGAAGGCGGCGGACAGCGCGGTCCCGACTGACCGGGAAACACTGGCCGCTCTCCGGGCCAGCTACGAGGAGCGCATGGAGATAATCAGGGCACTAATCGAGGAAAATAAGGCCCTGGCGGATGAGAATAGAGCATTACGGGAGGTGAGTAAATGTTAATAACAATTGGACGGGAGGATGAGGACGTTAGGATTTCTATCCACGATTGCAACCGGGCGGAGGTGGACAAAAAAATCCCCGGACTAGAGTGGCGGCCGGTGAGAAATAGTACCACGTTTGCCGTCCTTAAAATTGCAAACGTGGACATATCTTTTTTCGAGGAGGTGCCCCATGACCAAGAAGGAGTTTGACGATCGAGAGCGGTACCCTTATCTGGACCCGCTGCCAAAATATGACTGGTGGGAGCTGGCCGGCGGAGTTTTGTTGATGCTGGGGGTTGTGGCCCTGGGGTATGCGCTGCTGTGGATGTGAGGCATGCTATCAACTGGGAGGGATGAATTGTGGACTCATGTATTTGGACTGAGGCGGGCGATGGTATTTGGGAAACTGGTTGTGGGAAAACGTGTGACTTTTTGATGGACGGCGATCCGGAATATAACGGGATGACGTTTTGTCCCTTTTGTGGGGCGCCATTAAAGATGGACGTTTAGTCCAGTTGACTGGACTGGATTAAAAAAGTTCTTGACTTTCGGCTCCTTTATGGCACAATAAAAGTCATCAGGTTCGTCGGCGGACGACTTGCAGCCCCTGGCCTTGATCTGGGGGCTGGCCTGGTGACTTAAAATAATGCTATCAAGGAGCATATTATGGAAACATCAGTTCGTAAAGTAAAATCCCGCAACAAGAAAGCCTATCATCCCGGTTTCGTTTTGTTCCCTCATGCAATTATTGACAGCGGAGCATTTAAGGAGCTATCTAATTCTGCAAGAGTTGTTCTGCTTTTGCTTATGCGGCAAAAGGGGAAGAACGTCGCTCAACCATCGGTAAAATTCCCATACAAGGACGCCCGTAAATATTTGAACGGTTCAACATTCTCAAAAGCAACAGACGATCTGGTAAAGTTTGGCTTTATTGATTTGGAAGTAGCGAAGCGGTTAGGCTCCGATATTAGGCAACCGAACGTATATGTTTTCTCCGACAGGTGGGTGACGGTGACCTTGCCTATGGCAGATTCTATAAGGTGTCCTAAGAATAGGACTATGAAGGACATTAAAACAGGGCTTTACACTCCTAAGCTTAGGACGATGGGTTAGATCACAGCAGGCTTCATGCTCCTAAAAGTAGGACTATACATACTCCTAAAAGTAGGATTGGGAAAGGATATGCGTAGCTGACGCGATAGCGATTCTCAAGGCGGCTCAATTCCATCCCTCCGTTTTATCCCCGGCAACGTTGCAATATTCACCCGGCAGACATGGTCGGGGTCTCGCCGGCCAGGCATCAACTCGCCGGCGATTGTCCAGAGTTCCCGCCGACAGGTGATGCAGCGTCCGACATATAGCTTGCGCTTGTCTTGGTTTTTCATTAGCTGCCTTCTTGCGCTGTTATGTGGACAATACAGCATGATACGATTTATCCAGCAATGCCTTAAATTCCTCAGCCGCTTCTTTGTCGAGCCAATGAAACAATCGTGGAGATTCAAAGTTGTGGTCTCCAACTGGCCGGACTGCCCACATCCCATAAAAGGATTCGTCGCAAAAAACCTCCCATTTAACCCGTATTTTTGTATCTCTCACAATACCTCCATAATCAATCACTACAGCGGACGTCTAGGAGTGCCTGCCACCGCCCCTTGGCGTTATCTCTTAAGATCATCAATCGCATCGTCAAGTGTATCCGCAACATCCTTTAGACTTTTGACCGTGTACGTTCCGGGATGATCAGTCAACACGCCGCCCATCGTGATTACATCCTTAACCACTGCAACAGGCGTAAGTGCTGTCTGGATTACTACCGCCGTTAATTTCCCCAAGAATCCCATAATCCCCTCCTCCTCAAAATTAAGGTAAAAATTCACTCTATCGGAGTGCCAAAAAGAGGCGCGCGCCTCTTTTTCCCCTTTTGCCAGCCTTTTCCGCGCGGGACACAGCACTCACACAAATCCATCCTGCCCGGAAACTTTACCCCATAATCCCTTGCCAGCCGGTCAAGGGTTTGCCGGTTGATCTCAAGCGTGGCCGCTGTCAGCCTCTTGGAATACCCCAGGCCGGCAAAGTCCCTGAGAATTTTAGACGGCGGCTCGTTGTATTCCTGCCGAAGCATTCTTTCAACGTTGTGGTATGCCATTTAAAGCCCCTCTCTTTTCTGCCCTACGCCTACCACGTCTTTTGCAATGTGTAGCCCGAATGACCTATCACAGGGCAAGGAAACGGCACTTACCGGGGACATCTCTCGTGTGCATCCTTTGGAGTAAAACGTAAAATACTCACACCGCCGCGTAATCGATCCTGGTTTAAACCCCACACAATCGTTTTGCTCCCCCTGAGCCGTGCAGATGCTTTGTGTTACCGTTTGTCTGTAGTCGATCATAATTCCCTTTCTAGTTTGGCAGCTTGGCCAGGAGTTCTTTTAGCTCTATGATTTTATCTTCATAGAAGCCCTTTGGAAGCTTACACACTTGGCGGCTCGCGTCCAGGTGTTCGTTGTACCTTTTCGCCCCGATTTCCCCAATCAATTTAGGCACAAATATTTCGTAATTGCCCCGTAACGGCCCGTTACAATAATAACACTGCGGCCTGACGACATCGTCCTGGAATAGGATGTAGTTTCCCCGCCCCCCGATCCCGTGGCCGGCTTGTAGGTTTTTCCAGAGATCAATTTTCCCGCAGGTGTAGCATTGGCAAAGTCCGTCATCGTAGGAATATTTCAGCCGGACCATTTTCGAAAACAAATCCCAGCAATCCTTCTTCATCTGTTTAGGTGTTTTCCCTTTGGACTTTTTCTTTTCCACTTTACCCCCTTGTTGCCTCAATAGGCGGAATAGTTCCGCTTATTGCGCTGTTATGCATCAACAACACCGGTGTCCATCCGGTCATCGGCTGAAAAATGCCGCCGGTTATAGTTGCCACCGAGCGCCGATGAAAGCGCCTTTCCTTTTTCGTCATCGAACAGCTTCACAACCATGCCGTCAGGCCAAATCTGTGCGCCAATCGCTAAAACTTTCCCCGCCTTGTTTGCGTCGCGCACGGCCTGAAAAAGCGGCTCCAGCAGGGTTATTTGTTCTTCCGTCAGTTCAATTTTCAGCATCTCGTTTCTCCAAGTTGTTGCATAACCCGGCAGTCCACCTGACCTGCCGCGATAAGGCCGCGTCAGTCAGGTGACTTTTGCGTTAGGCACAGCCCAGTACCAAATGTCGTCGCGCAACTTGACACCCTCGGCAAACGGGTGTGACCTTTTTCTTTTCCACTTTACCCCCTTAATATATCAATAGGCGGAACTATTCCGCTTATTGCGCTGTTATCTTTTAGATATTTCCTTTATTTCTTGCTCGATAATTTTTTTACTATTTCTTCGCCGGGTAACACGAGAGAAAAACTTAGCTATTTTTCTGATCCCGATTATTTCCCACGGACTCCGGCCAGCTTTATGTCCCTGCTCCGTTTTTCGGGCATAATAATTAGCATAATAATTATTGTAACTCACGTGATCAACCCCAATTAAAAATATAACCAGTTCACTCCAGCCGACCGCAGAATCGCGGCGGCTGACCTTTGCGTTATGCTCGATGTAGAGCACTCCGGCTGAT